ATATCAAAGGTTCAACAGTTGAAGTTTGGCGTGGCTTTTTGAACAGCAATAACCAAATCATCACAACGCCAACAACGCAATTTTTCAAGCGTTATCAGGGCATCATTAACAACGTATCAATCTCTGAGAATTTTGATTCTCAAGCCCGAACTCGCGTGGCTACCTGTTCTGTGTCTTGTTCGTCAATGCGCCGCATCTTGGAAAACAGAATGTCTGGCGTAAAGACAAACCAGCAAAGTTGGCAGTTTGCTTATGCTGTAGCTGGCGTTCCATCTACCGACATATCAATGAATCGCGTTGCGACTATTGCCAACACTTACTTTGACTTTGGTAAGCCACCTCAAACACAAACACAATCAACCGACCCAACAGTTCTAATGCCGGATGCGCCAGAACTTGATACAAATCGACCATGATAAGACTAGCGACAAGATATGACATTCCAAGACTGTTGGAAATCGTAGAAGCGTATGCCTACGAAAACCCCATCAAGATACTTGGCAAAACAGAACATCACAACCCAAAGCACGTTGAGCAATTGTTGTTCAGCATCATTCTTGGCAGAGGTTTTATCCTGATAGACAACTATATGCGTGGTGCTTTGATTGCGGTTAAACAAAACAACATCTGGTCGCCCGGTGTTCGTGAATTGCATGAACTGTTGTGGTGGGTTGAACCAGAACACAGGAATGGCACTGTTGGTGGGCGCTTGTGGAAAGAATTTGACAAGATAGGGTCTGAGATGCTTGTTCGTGGTGACATTGATTTTGTCATCACATCGGTCAGCGCAAGCGGCCCATTGATTGATTACACAAAGCGTGGCTACAAAATAGTTGGCGCAAGTTTCGTGAAGGAATAAAAATGGTCGGAACGATGATTATTATGGCGGCATATGATGTTGCTGCCATTGGACTATTGAGTGCAGGTCAAATGGCGGCTGCGTTTGCCATTAACTTTGCTGTATCTCAAATTGTCACTCGCGTTTTTGGTCAAGATTTGCAGCCACCACAAGACAATGGTGTACGTCAACAAATTCCTCCAAGTAGTACAAATGCTATTCCTATTGCTTATGGTGATGCTTACATGGGCGGTACGTTTGTTGATGCTGTTATTTCAACAGATCAAAAAACGATGTACTACGTTTTGGCGATTTCTTCAATCAGTCCAAATGGTCAATTTACGTTTGACACGACCAAGTTCTATTATGGTGATCGTTTAATCACTTTTGACACAACAGACCTTACAAAAGTTGTTAGTCTTTCCGATGAGGCAATCCCCGCAAACGTAGACACAAAGATCAGCGGCAACTTGTATATCAGTCTTTACAAGTCATCTTCTACTGGCACGATTACATCATTGAATGGTGCTGCTGCTCCAAGCACTGTGATGGGCGGCACTGACATTGCTGTTGCTCAACGCTGGCCTTCAACTGGTCGCCAAATGAATGGTTTGGCGTTTGCTATTGTCAAATTGAATTACAGCCAAGATGCTGGCACAACAAGTCTTTCTCCAATTACCTTCTATTGCAAGCATTATTTGAACAACACTGGCTGTGCAAAACCCGGCGATGTTTGGTATGACTATCTGACAAGCACAATTTATGGTGGAGCTATTCCAACGGCTTATGCTGACTCTGCAAGCGTGACAACGCTAAACGCATACAGCGATGAATTGATTACGTTCAAAAATAGCAGTGGAGTTGCTTCAACTCAAGCGCGGTATCGCATGAATGGCGTTCTCGATGCTGGTCAAACTGTTTTGACTAATCTAGACAAAATCATGTCTTGCTGCGATAGCTGGATGACCTATAACGCAGCGACAGGCCAATGGTCTGTTGTCGTTAATAAAACTGAAACCGCTGCTTTTGCTTTTGATGATGACAATATCATTGGCGAGATTCGCGTTAGTGCCACCGACATTACAAGTTCAATCAACCAAGTTGAAGCCAAATTTCCATTTAAAGACAACAGGGATCAACCTGCCTATGTTCAATTGGCAACACCATCTAATTTGCTGTATCCAAACGAACCAACAAACAAATATTCCATCACATATGATTTGGTGAATGACAGTGTTCAGGCTAGTTATCTTGCCAATCGTTTGCTTGAACAAGCCCGTGAAGACCTGATTGTTAGTTTCAATACAACTTACTACGGCATCCAAGTTGATGCTGGTTCAGTTATTAGTGTGACCAACTCTGCATATGGTTGGACTAACAAATTGTTCCGAGTGATGAAAGTCAATGAGGCATCTTTGCCTGATGGTTCTCTTGGTGCAAAGTTGGAATTGAGTGAATACAACGCTGCTGTCTATGACAATTTGGATGTGACTGCGTTCACTCCTTCACCCAACAGTAACATTCCTAGCGTCACTTATTTCAGTGCGTTAGCGGCTCCAACTGTTGCTGGCTACCCAACTGGAAGTGCGCCATATTTTGATGTCACAGCCACACTTCCAACAACAGGTCGAGTAACTGGATTGCAATTGTTTTATACAACAGTTGCGACTCCAACTGCTGCCGATTGGAGTTTGCTTGCTACGGCAACATCATCCAACACTCAACCTTTTACAAACGGAGCAACATATGTATTTCCCGATTTGATGTTGGGTGCTGGCACATATTATTTTGCCTTCAACGTATCAAATGATATTGGCAAGTCTGCACTTAGCTCAATCAGCACATCATTTGTTTGGACTCCAGTTTCGGGATTCCAGCAAGCAACGGCTATTGTTTATAGATGGTCGGCTACTGCGCCAACAATTAGTGGCACATCAACATATACATGGGCAACAGGAACAGTATCTTCGCCTCCTACTAACTGGAGTGCAACCATCAGTAACACGGGAACTGCTGGACAAACTTTGTGGGCTGCAAAAGTTGATCTAAATGATTCCGTATCTAACACAACCTCAACAATTAACTGGTCACTTGCTACCATTGTTCCCTTTGGTTATGTTGGTACAACTGGAGCTTCAACAAGAATTGCTTACACAGCAACTTCTACAACTTTAAGCACCACTCCAAACTCATACACAATTGCTGGTGACAATTTACCTGCGACTGGAACTTGGGGAACTGGCATTGTGTGGTCATCCACAGTGCCAACGCTGTCTGCTGGTCAATCTGTTTGGCAAACAGAAGGGGTTTACAACCCAACAAACAATCAGACAATCTGGGGGTATCCATACCTTAGTAGCCAAAAGATTGGCAATTTGTCTGCTGTTTCAACAAACACTGGAAGCCTGACTGTTACAGGAACATTCCAATCAAATACCGCTTTGGTTAGCGGAACCACAATGACTGGTTCTGGCGGTATTATTTATCCTAACGGTAACTTTGCTTTTGGCAATACTTCAACCAACATTTCATACAACGGCACACAGATGACGTTGAATGGAAACGTAGTTGCCACTGGCAACATTAACTTAAATGCCGTCACTTCAATTAGTAGTGCAACCAGCAGCACAGGAACAGTATCACTTACTACATCCTTGAACGCTGGTGATTCTGTGGTGATTTTGACTGTTGCTGATTCTTGCTTATTGTCAGTTGGGAATTTAACTGGCAACGATTTGATTAAAGCTGGAACAACAACTCTTAAATCTGTTGCTTCTTATTTTGGTCGTTACGTTGATGGATTTGACAATCAATTTTCTGTTTATCCAGCAACAACTGTGGCAATAAATGCAACCGCTTCATCAACAGCGTCATACACGCTTACAGGAACAACTGCGACCTACGGAACAGGATACGCAGGAAACATCACAATCATTCTTCTGGTGACTAAACGATGAAATACTTTACTGTTTACAACAATGTTGGTCAGATTCTGCAATCTGGATATTGTCTTGATGAAGATTTTGATTTGCAAAAAGGTGAAGATCAGTTCATCCTAGAACTTCAAACCAATCCAGCGACTCAATACATCAAAGATGGTCAGGCTGTTGACATCCCACCAAAGCCTGATTACGCATCACATTTTGACCATGCTTCTGGTCAATGGATTGGTGATTCTGCAAATCAAGAAGCAATCATTGTTGCCAGAAGAAACGCTCTGCTGTACAAATCAGATTGGACTCAATTGCCAAACGGCCCATTAACTTCAGAGGCGCAACAGCAATGGGCTGTATATCGTCAGCAATTGCGTGACATTACATCTCAGTCTGGCTATCCATTTAACGTGGTTTGGCCTATTCCCCCGGCTTAATTTCAGGTATAGTTAAGAAAAGACAGAACATCCATTACCCTGCGGGAATCGCAGGTGTTCTAACTGTGAACAGGGAACTGTTATGGCTATCTTCAACAAAAATACGCTGGCGCAGGTCAGCGGTTTTGACAATCCTATCCTAGCTGGCGAACTCGTTTGGGATCAGCAAACCTATTGGAATCTCTCTTTCACTTCCAATGGCGTTGCTGTAAATCTGACAGGCGCAACCATTGACGCACAAATTGTGCGCCGCCAGCTTTCAAACATCATTGATACCCGCAATGGTCTGACTTTTGACATTGCGGATTACACGCCTACGCCAGCAGCAATTCCTCTGACAGTCACAAACATCAACAGTGCGCTTGGCACTTGTACGCTTGTGATTGACGCTGGTGCTTGGTCGCTGATGAGTACAGACCCGCAACTAGAAATCAACGCACAGAATCCTGTTGGTTATTCTGGTCGGGTTAAGGTTTCCTTCCCCGCCACAGGCCCGACACCAGCAGATGACATGATTATCTTCTTGCTGTTCCTCGTTCGTTCTGATGGCGTGGTGGTGCTATGAAAGCAACAATCGGTACAAATTCCAATCCAGTCACGGTTAATGTTGTTGATCAAAACAATGTCATTGTTGACATTAACCCGGTTCACAACGTCAATCTTGAAGTTGTCCCACAGCCTCGAATAGAGGCTAGGATTGATCGTGGCGCAGTTGGCCCTACAGGCCCAACAGGTGCATTTGGTGGCCCAACGGGGCCGACAGGCGCGACAGGGCCGACAGGCGCAACTGGTCA